AGATACTGTTATTATTTTTGCTAAACCTTTTCCTGTTCCTAAATGAATTAATCTACCAACATCTGTTGATTGAAATCCTGTATCACCATTAATCCCAACAATATCAGATGCAGTAATTGTAATTCCACTACCAGTTGTTGCTGACGCAGTTAAAGTAGTTACTTCAATATTATGATCTAATAGTGGTCCAGCTGTAAATTCAACTTCATCTAAATACCAACTTGTATGACCAGTTCTTGATAATTTATGAATAGCATAATCAGGATGACAAATGTACATAACGTCAGCTGATTGAGCAAATTTTAAATCTGCTAGATCTGCTGTTTCAAATGGAGTTGCTAAAGTATAAACTCTATTAAATACTCCACCTGATGTATAAGTTGTGTAATTAGTTGTATTAACATTATTGCCATCAATATCTTTTAATTCAAATGTAGTTAAAGTTTTATTTGAAACTATAAATCTTTTTCCATTTACTTGTGTCATTCCACCAACTCCAGAAATAACAATAGTATCTCCATTATTAATTGATGTTGTTGAACCTTTAATTACAATAGTTGCTGAATGAGGATTATCTAATGTTTATTAATTGATGTTGTTGAACCTTTAATTACAATAGTTGCTGAATGAGGATTATCTAATGTTCCAGTTGTAGTAAAAGCTCCTGGATCATCAGTAGTAGCATTAACTTCTTTAGTTGCAGTTGCAAGTCTTACATGAGTTGTTGTTCCAGTAGAAGGATCTCCAATAGTTTTTAAATTAGAATATCCAGTAGGTGCTGCAGTAAAAGCATTATTAGATTGTCTTGTTGTACATGCAGCAATAAATAAATTTTTAGTTGAACTCCAAGAAGTTGTTAATGATGGTGGATCGTTTACGTTAGTAGCTGCAAAAGATGCCTCTGGTGTTCCTTCATAATTAGATATTCTATAAGTAATTGCAGAAGCATGAGCTGTTGATACTGTAACATTAACAGTAGCACTTTCTGTTCCATCAGATATTTTGTAATAGATATAAGAATTACCAGTTGATGATCTTGAAGATAATAATGTCCAGCCAGTTGGAGTTGTTGCAGTGCCAGTAGAACCAATTTTAACAACCATAATTAATAAATCACCAGTGATAATATTAGATGGCATAGTTACTGGAGCTGTAGTTACAGCAGTACCTGCTGATGTATAAACTGCAGTTGATTCAATAACTGGATAAGATGATGTTGAGAATGATCCTGTTACAACACCAGGATTAGCTTTTGTAATTCCTGTAATTGTTAAATTACTTTCTAATACAGCTCCATTATCTTTATAAAATCTTATGTATTCATTTCCAAATTCTAAAGCATAAGATTGTTCTGTAGAAAATTCAAAAGGTATTAATCTTGTAAATGCAGATGATGTTTTAACTTCAGCAACAAATGTTGTGCCTGGTCTACGTGTTACTGAACCATGAGGTTGAACTATAAAATTTTCTAAAGTTTTGCAGCCACTAAAATATTTTTGGAAGTCTGTTCTTCCTTCCATACGATCAGATAACTGACCCCCAGTAAAGTTAGTAAGAGCTGTTGATACTCTTGCCATAATTAAAACCTACTGTTGATAAATTCGTCTGATAATATTACATCAACTTGACCCATATTAGGATCTGTATTTTGACCCTCTGTAGCATCAATGTGTTTAGCTTCTGCTAATTTTTCTTGATAGATTTCTTTCATTGTTGTTACTAATGTAGCATTAGCAGTAACAGCAAAAGCAATATCAGCAGCTAAAGCAGCGGAAATAGTTTCAGTTAATAAAGTATCATATTCATTTGGATCAGTAACTAATTTTATATATTGAAGTTTAATTGGAGATACGTTTGCCATTATTTTTCTACCTTCAATTTTATAATCATAATCATAATCAGATATTGTAATAACTCTCAAACAATCTGATGGTAATGTAAATTGATTAGCCCAGCCCCAAGCAGGAGTTGCTGTGTCTGCAGCAAGTTCTTGTCTTGCCATTAAACAGTTCCAAGCATGAGATCTAAATACTGCATTGCGAATACTTTCATATCTAGCATTGCAAAGTCTTGCGTTTTTAGAATCTTCTGTAAGTGTTAATATTGTTGATGCACCTAATTGATTTAATGCATTATTACAAATTTCTACAACTGATGCCATACTAATCTTTTTTTATTATATATTTACGTCTTAATTTTCTAGGTTTTACTAAAGCAAAGATCTCAGCTTCTGTAAGTTCTAAGTCTTTATCAAAACCATGATGTGCAGTTGATGTATGTTTAAATCTATCAACTAGAACATAGCGATAGATATAATCTTTATTTTGAAAATGTAAAATGGTTTTTAGATTGTCTAACTTTTTCATTATAGATAGTGGGGATTTTTAGTCCCCACTATAAATATATCTTTTAAATTAAGCTACTACGTAAAAAATAGCGATTTTAAAAGTACCAGTTGATGTACCGCCAGTAGTGATAATGATATCAGTTTCTGCTGTATATTCATAACCAAAACCATCAATAGCATTCAATCTAGTGATTGTTGCTGCAGAGTCAGTTGCAGTTGATGTGATAAATCTATCGTCATCAGTTGCATCACCAACTTTAGCAGTTGTGCTTGTACCCATATCATCAGCTTGAAGGATTACATCATATACAATCGCACCCGCTGGTAATTTAGCAACATAAATACTTCCTGCTGCTAAAGAACTTGCTTCGTACGTATCGTACTGAACTCTTAAACTTCCACCCCATTTAGATACGTCAACCATATCTTTTGGTGTGTTCTGACTTAATTGGTAATTTACTCCATTAGCCATAGTGTTCTCCTATTAGTTAGTTATTATTCGTCGCAAGCTATTTCTACAACTTTTTCTTCTTCCATACGAGTAGCACCGATGCTCATGCAGTAGTAAACTTGAGTGCTGTAAGATTTATCAGCTCTCTCGTCTATTCTCGCCATTACATCTTTACCGATTGCTAATTTAATAGCATCAGCAGTGAACGCATATGCAAGTCTGTCGTCTGTATTAGTTGCGTCAAATTTTAATCTATTAGAAACAATGAATTTAAATCCTAAGAAAGAATCTAATTGTCCCTGAGCTAGAGCTTTAACAGTGTTAAAGTCGCTAGAAGTTACTTCAGTTTCATTTAATAGATTGCTAATTTGAGTTGGACCACACACGAAGAATCTAGGTAAACTAGGATCAACGTCTGCTAAGTCCAATATTTTTTTAGCTTCTAATAGTTTATCAACAGTCAAACCTGTAGTTTGGTTTGATGCAGAGTATGGCTTTTGTCCAGCTGGTAATGATACAGAAGTAGATCCTGTTTCACCAGTGTACGAAGTACCACCTAAAGCAGAAATGATAACATCATCCATCGCTCTTCCCATAGCAGCAGCCGCAGCTTTTGCATAAGAAGAAGTTGGATCAATTAGCATTCTTACTTTGTCTTGATTGTCTATTAGATCAGCCCACTCATAGTCAGCTAAGCTAACTCGTCTTCTTGAGTGAGGTGTATCAATCTGAGGTGTATCCGCGTGTCTAGAAGTTCTTAGAACAGCAGTAGTTTTACCTACTTGATCAAAGAAAGCATTCTTACCAACAATCGTTTCAACATCCACAGCGCTTCTTAAATACGATCCCATTTGTTGAGATAGCATTTGTACGTTTGAACTGTACTGCTGTACAAAAGCAGTTGTTATTTGATTTGACATATTGTCATCTCCATTGGTTATCTTCGTAGATGTTTGTCTTTTCCAAATGCCAATAGGGTCTAAAAGATTATCCTAATGATTTGCTCTATACATCAGTTAGCTGTTGTCGTAAAGCAAAAACTTCTTGTACAGCTTTATCGTGATTTGGATGAGATTTGTTCCAATATGCAGATCCTGGAGCTTGTAATTTAGCTATTTCGCTCTCTATTTCATTAGGAGTTAAATAGTTTGGACCAGATTGAGCTACAAAATTATCTTCCCCTACCATTTCAGCTAATTTAGCAAATGCTTTAACAACTTGTGGATGATCACCTAATTTAACACCACTTTCTAAATTCATGTTAAGAACATCTTCTCCAACATATTCTCTAGCTAATTGTGATGCTTTAGTTATCTTTTGTTCAAAAGCTCTACCAAATTCTTTACGAAGTTGTTGTTCGCTTTCAACACGAGCTGTTTCAGCAGCAGCATCTAAACTTTTTAAGTTTTCCGCCATCATGTCATTATAAAATTTAACAACACCATCTGCTTGTTGTGGTAATAAACCTAATTTATGAGCTTGCTCAGAAAATACTTTTAAAGCGCCTTCATCAATGTTTGCATCTTCAGATATATTATATTTATATTCTTCAGGAGATTTGGGTCTGCCTAATTTATCATAGACTACATTCCAATCTTCCTCAGTTGCATGTTTATTAGGTAGTGGTATTTTTTCTACACCAACTAATTTTTGTGCATGAATATAACTTTTAGCTAAACTATTAATATCTTTAATAGGAGCTAAAGATTTATCTGCTCTGATATCTTCTGCTAGACTAGCTTTCCAGTCTGCAGCAGCTTGCTCAACTACACTTGTAACATTATTATTTACTGGAGAAGTCGCTGGACTTCCAGATGGTTGAACTGCTTGTTCCACCATTCCCTGTTGATCACTCATTATTTCCTCCATTTTTTTTGTTGATCATTGATTTAATAAATAGATAGACAGATCTTTGTCCCTCTAAATATGCGCTCTCATAACTATCTCCTTTAACAAAGGTAGTTACGTTAGCATTACATCTTCGCTCTAGATCTTCAAGAACCTTTTCTCCGTTCTCAGATCCAAAACAAATCTTATAATTTGTGTTTAAATTTTTTATATCTCTATTGTTCATTTATCGCTTTTAGTGCAGGTGCAGCTTTTCCAGCAGCTTCAGCAACTTGCATTTGTTGTTGCATCTCTAATTGCTGTTGTTGCATCTGTTCTCTTTGCAAGCGAATTTGTTGTACTTCAACATCTGATTTCATAACCTTAGCTGGTATACCTAAAATATCTTGTATATATTTTACTAAACCATTTACATCTATGTGATCAAACACAGGAGCAATGTTTTGTAAAGAACCAAATATTTCTACCCCTCTCATAATTGAGGATAACTCTGAAGTCTTTTGAGCTTTAGCTAATGGAGATACATATTCTATTTCAATATCTTGATCTCCTAAAAATTCAGGTGGTTCTGGGAATTTTTTATTTCTTAATAAAATATTAAAAGCTCTAGTGATTAATGGTTGTAATAATTCAGATTGTAATCTGCCAAGCACTGGACCCAATAATCTCATTTTTTCTTCTGTTC